TATGGTTAACAGAAAAGCAGAAGAAGAAAAAGTTTAAGGAACTGTAACATGAAATTAATAACAGAATATGTTGAAAACGACTTAGAAGTTATAGCTGAGAGTAAAAATGGTGGTGAGAAATCATATATCATCTCCGGCGTTTTCATGCAAGCAAACCAAAAGAATAGAAATGGTCGTATATATGAAAAGAGCATTATGGAAAATGCTGTAGAAAAATATGTGACCGAACAAGTTAAAACAGGGAGAGCTGTTGGAGAGTTAAATCATCCAGAAGGACCAACAGTAAACCTTGATAAAGTTTCTCACAAAATCACCGACCTTCGTTGGGAAGGAAATGATATTGTGGGTAAGGCATCAATACTTAAAACACCTATGGGGCGTATAGTCGAAGGACTGCTCGAAGGTGGTGTTAAGCTTGGTGTATCAAGTCGTGGTATGGGAAGTCTTGTTAGCAAGAATGGCGCCAGTTATGTGGGGAAAGATTTTATGCTTTCCACAGTAGACATCGTTCAAGACCCTTCGGCTCCAAGTGCATTTGTAAATGGAGTTATGGAAGGTCGTGAATGGGTATGGGATAACGGCATCATTAGACAACAAGATATTGAAGAAATTGAGACTGAGATAAAAGAAGCTAAATCAATAAATCTACCTGAGGTAGAGATTAAAGCCTTTAAAAATTTCCTCTCTAAATTAAATCTAAAATCATAGAGGAGAAAACTATGTCAGACGACGCTATAAATAATGTTGCTGAAGAGTTGGAAACTGTTGAGACAGACGTGACTGAAATTGAAGAAATTTTAGACGAGGAAGTTAATGAGACTTATGGCAAGGACAAAGTCAATGCCATGAAGAAACACGATGACGAAGACACTAGTGATGAGGAAAAAGAAAAAGAAGAAAAGGTTCAAAAAGAATCTGCTCCTAAAGTTTCTGTCCCCAAAACTAAGGCTGGAGTTATTCAGGCAGCAGTTGATATGCTTAAAGCAGCAAGAAAAGAGGACGCGCAAAAGATGTTCTCAAAAATGGCTCTCGGTGATGCCGAAGACGCTTCCGTCAAATCAGCTGAAGATGGTATGAAAAAAGTACCAAACGCAGCAGACCCAAAAGCTAAAGCGAAAGTAGAAGCTATGGACTTTGACGAAGACCTAGAAAACATCATCAGTGAAGAGGCAACTTTATCAGATGGATTCCGTGACAAAGCTCAATCAATCTTCGAAGCTGTATTAACATCTAAGTTAACATCAGAAATCGACAGATTAGAAGCTGAATACGCGCAAAATCTAGAAGAAGAAGTAACAGAAGTTCAAGAATCATTAGTAGAAAAGGTAGATTCATACCTTAACTATGTGGTTGAATCTTGGGTGGAAGATAATAAAGTAGCAGTAAGTAACGGTCTTAGGACTGAAATTGCTGAAGACTTTATGACTTCATTACAATCAGTGTTCAAAGAGCACTATATCGAAGTACCAGAAGGTAAAGTGGACCTTGTTGATGAACTCAACGAATCAGTCACTGAGCTAGAAAGTGCTTTAAACAAAACCACAGATGATAATATCGCATTACATTCTAAAGTTCAAAATTTTGAAAAACAAGAAGTAGTAAGAGAACAATCATCAGGGCTTGCACAAACTGACGCTGAGAAATTAGCATCACTTGTCGAAGATATTGAATTCGATAATAGAGATAACTTTGAAATGAAAGTTAAAACTGTTAAAGAATCATACTTCAAAGGTGAAGTTACTGAATCAGTTGACGAAGTGGACAGTCTATTGGGAGATGGAACAATTTCGGAAGAAGTTAATTCATCAGATTCAATGGCTAGATACACACAAGCTATAACTAACTTTAATAATTAAGGGAAACAAAAATGTTTAACGCAGATAAAAACTTAATGGAAAAATGGGGTCCGGTTCTCGATCACGAGTCCGCTCCAACTATCCAAGACAGATATAGAAAGGCTGTAACAGCTAGACTATTAGAAAACCAAGAGGTTGCCCTACGAGAAGAACAAGCACAAGCACAAGGAAATTTCATTTCTGAAGCTGCTGCAGCTAATAATATTTCAGGTTCAGCTCCGAATAACATCGGAACTTTTGACCCAGTATTAATCTCTCTCGTAAGAAGAGCTATGCCTAACTTAATTGCTTATGATATCGCAGGCGTTCAGCCTATGAGTGGTCCTACTGGACTTATCTTCGCAATGAAGTCAAAATACTCAACACAATCAGGAACAGAAGCATTCTTTAATGAAGCTGATACTGATTTCTCAGGAACAGGAACTCATCAAGCAGACCCAACAGGTTTAGCTGGAGTTGCAGATGGTGACAGTGATGGATCTATTGCAGACACCGCTGATGTTGTATCTACTTTCGGTTCTGGTCTAACGACTGCAGCTGCAGAGAGATTAGGCGTTGGTGAATCAGGTGATGGTTCATTCGGCGAAATGGCTTTTACTATTGAGAAATCAACTGTAACTGCTAAATCAAGAGCTTTAAAAGCTGAATACACAATGGAACTTGCACAAGATCTTAAAGCTATCCACGGATTGGATGCTGAAGGTGAACTTGCAAATATCCTATCTGCTGAAATCCTCGCGGAAATCAACAGAGAAGTTGTACGTTCAGTTCTTAAAACTGCTAAAATTGGTGCTTTACAAACATCTACTGCTGTAAGTGGTATTTTTGATGTAAACACTGATTCAGACGGAAGATGGATGGTTGAGAGATTTAAAGGCTTAATCATGCAGATTGAAAGAGAATGTAATGTAATCGCAAAAGAAACAAGAAGAGGAAAAGGGAACTTTGTTCTATGTTCTTCTGATGTTGCTTCTGCACTTGCAGCTGCTGGAATGTTGGATTATACTCCTGCACTATCAGCTAGCTTAAATGTTGATGACACTGGTAATACTTTTGCCGGCGTACTTAACGGAAGAGTTAAAGTTTACATAGATCCTTATTCAACTGTAGACTTCGTTTGTGTTGGTTACAGGGGTACAAACCCATATGACGCAGGATTATTCTACTGCCCATACGTTCCATTAACAATGGTGAAAGCCGTTGGTGAGAATGACTTCCAACCAAGAATAGGATTCAAAACAAGATACGGAATGGTTGCAAACCCTTACGTAGCTATTGACGGTACTATCGGAGCCGATAGAAGCAATCAATACTTCAGAATCTTCAGAGTTGACGACATTATGGTGTAAATCATAAGTTGAAAAACTTTGTTTTAAAAGGGGTCTATTTTAGGCCCCTTTTTTTGCGTTATAAATAATATCATGTATTCAATAATGGATACTTTACACATACACACACGGAGAAAAATATGAGTAATTCAAAATCAGGGTTCGAAATCAGAGCCGAACTATTAAACCAAGCACAAGGAATATTGGAAGGAAACTTTCATAGAGAAATCGATGCGATTCATGCGCACAACGATAACTTTCCTAACGAAAAGAAACCTTTACCTTTAAGAGAAATCACTGGTCAAGAGATAATTGAGACTGCAAGACAACTTAATGAGTTTGTAACCGAGAAGTAATCCTAATGGGGTCAAACTGGCCCCTTAAGTATTATAAATAACTATATGGCAACATTAACCACAAATAAAAACTTTCTTAGTCCTGTTGGATTTCAATTTAAAGTTGACCACACAAAATATCCTAATTTAGAGTATTTTGTAGTTGCGGCTACATTGCCATCGCTGAATATCGCTGCGGCAGAATTACCTTATAGAGGAGTTAATTTATCCTTTACAGGCGACAGAATGGCCTTTGATGATTTATCAATTAGAGCCAACATCACAGAAAATATGGACAATTATATTGAAACATTTAATTGGATTCATAACATAATACAATCAGGTAAAGCAGAAGATTTTAAAGCTGATGCTACTTTATTAATACTTTCGTCACATAATAATGTTACAAAGGAAATTAAATTTAATGGGATATTCCCAACAAGTTTAAGTGCAGTGGAATTCGATGCACAGGCTGAAGCAATAGATTTTGCACAAATGGATATAACATTCTCATACACATCATTCGAATTTGTATAAACAGGTTTACTTTACCACAGTAATGTGGTATAATATATATTATGAATAATTTAGAAGCAATCATTGAAATGTGGAAATCCGATAGTGTTATCGACGAGATGGAACTCGGAGAGGCATCTAGGAAATCTGCAAAGTTACACTCCAAATACTTAGAGCTATATAGTGTTAATAAACTAAAGTTAAAGAAACTTGAATTAGATTTTAAAGTGCTATTACGCGATAAGTTTAATCACTATGGTGGTAAGTTATCACAAGCTGAATTAGATACCAAAGGTTGGGAATACGACCCATTAAATGGCCTTACAGTATTGAAGGGCGATATGGATAAATATTACGATGCTGACCCTATCATACAAGAACATCAAGCAAAAATTCACTATACACAAGAAATGGTCGATACTCTAAAAGAGATTATGGATAACATTAAGTGGAGACATCAGTCGATTAAAAATGCCATTGAGTGGCATAAGTTTACTTCAGGTATGTAATGGAAAAAATAACAGTACTAAAGGTTAACGAAACCTTTTTACAGATTAAAGGCGATGCGTCGCTTGAAAGAGAATTATCTGACCACTTTTGTTTCTTTGTTCCGGGTTATAAATTTATGCCGGCATATAAAAATAGAATGTGGGATGGCAAAATTCGCTTATTCGACCAGAGGAAGAAAACACTATACTGTGGACTATTTAAATATTTAAAAGAATTCGCCGAGGCTCGCGCATACGAAATTGTTATAGAAGATTCACCAGAATATGGTAGTATTGAACCAGAAATGTTGCCATTAGAATTTGAACAAATGCCTATTTTAACTGCAAACCAAGCTCCCATTTCACCAAGAGATTACCAATTTAGCGCATTAGAACATGCACTTAAAAACGAAAAGAGCCTATTACTATCACCAACTGCATCTGGTAAATCATTAATTATCTACCTTGCGGCAAGATGGTATATAGAACAACACAATAGTCTTAAAATATTAATTGTAGTTCCTACAGTATCCTTGGTCGAACAAATGTATTCAGACTTTGAAGATTATAGTTATACTGACGACCACTTTCACGCAGATGAATATTGTATGAGAATACATGGTGGTACTGTAAAGGGAGAAAGAATAGGCAGAGTGGTTATATCCACATGGCAATCCATATACAAAAGACCAGCAGAATTCTTTCAGAACTTTGGTATGGTTATAGGAGACGAGGCTCATCAATTTAAAGCTAAATCACTTACTTCTATAATGGAAAAATGTACAGAAGCTAAATATAGAATTGGCACAACAGGTACATTAGATGGAACGCAAACACACCAATTAGTATTAGAAGGATTATTTGGGCCTGTTTATAAGGTAACCACTTCAAAAGAATTAATGGATAGAGGTGCATTAAGCCAATTAGACATTAGTGTATTGTTACTAAAATACAATGATGATTTATGTAAAGCACATATTAAGAATAGTTATGCACAAGAGCTTGATTTTATCGTAGGTTATGATGCCAGAAATCAATTTATAGCGAATTTAGCTAGAGACCAAAAGGGTAATACATTGGTCCTTTTCAACTACGTTGAAAAACATGGTAAACCATTACACAGATTATTAGAGAAAAAAATAGATAAGGATAGGAAACTATTCTATGTATCAGGAGAAACAGATGTCGATACAAGAGAATCCGTCAGGGAGATTACCGAAACACAAACCAATGCCATTATTGTGGCAAGTATTGGGACTTTTTCTACTGGTATTAATATTCGGAATCTTCACAATATTATATTTGCTTCACCAAGTAAGAGTCAAATTAGAGTCCTTCAATCCATAGGAAGAGGATTAAGAAAAAGTGAAGATGGTCGTGCAACAAAGTTATATGATATTGCCGATGATTTACACTGGAAAAATAAGAAAAACTATACACTACAACACGCTGCGGAAAGAATTAAAATATACAGTAAAGAGAAATTCAAGTACAAACTATACGATATAAATATATAAATGAATATAAGGCAATTTAAATTAATTAATGGTGAGGATATCATTGGTATTCTTAATACAAAGAATGATGATAACTATATTGTAGAAGGCCCTGTAATATTATTACCCAATCTATTTGGGAATATGCAGTTTGCCCATTGGTTCCCTTTATCTTCTCAGAAAACATTTAAACTATATAAAAATCGTATTGTACATCATGTCCCGATAGATGAATACTTACATGAGAAATATATTGATTTTGTTATTAATACCAAGAAGCCACAATTCAAGCTTCAGACCATGAAAGAGGCAGTACAAGATATAGTACAAAGAGAGTCAGACTTAATGGAAGAGGATTACCAATTAGATTATGAGTCCGGAGTTAAGGAAACAATACATTAGTTTTAGTATACCTCTGTCCCCCGACACTACTTATATATTATACCACAAAAATGGACAGCTGTAAACACGCAAGTTAAAAATAAATAAAAACTCTTTTTGGTTTACAATCACATAAGAGTATGGTATAATATAACATTATGGAGAAAATAAAATGAGTGCGAAAGCAAAAGCAAAACCACACTATGTAAACAATAGGGACTTTTCAGAAGCCGTTATGGATTATGCAACAAAGGCCCAAAAAGCAAAATCAAAAGATAAGCAACCCCCAATAATAAATGACTATATTGCCAAGTGCTTTATAAGAATCGCAGAAGGTCTATCACACAGACCCAATTTTGTACGATATACTTATAGAGAAGAAATGGTTATGGACGCAGTAGAGAATTGTTTAAGGGCGATAGGAAACTATAATATTGAAGCTTCTACAAGGACTGGAAAGCCAAATGCATTTTCGTATTTTACACAAATATGTTATTTTGCATTTATCCGAAGGATTACCAAGGAGAAGAAACAACAAGACATTAAATTTAAATTCATAGAAAAAATGGGTATTGATGATTTTGTACAAATGGGTATGGACAATGAAGGAGCTGAACAAACAATGGCTTATGTAGATACACTCAGACAAAGAATTGGTACCATAAGGACAAAGGACACGGCGATTAAAGAATTTGCCAAAAAAGAAAAAGCAGCCGAAAAGAAGGCTAAGAAACTGGAGTTATTTATGTCATGAAACATTTAAGTGAAAAACAAAGACAAAGAGGTATTAGGTTAACCAAAAGCAGAACAGCTAAAAACCTAAAAAGAAAAGCCAAAAGTGCACTAATCAATATAAGTGAAGAGAGAATTAAAATCGCTTCAAGGAGATTGGGTAGGTTACAAAGAAGAATGATAAAAGAACAAATGAGGATGTCCAATGAAAGTAGCAATACTTAATGATACGCATTGTGGTGTAAGAAATTCCTCCGATATATTTTTAAAATATAATGAGAGATTCTATGGTGAAATATTTTTCCCATATTTAAAAGAACACAATATTAAAAACATATTACACTTAGGGGATTATTATGAACATCGTAAGTTCGTTAACTTTAAGGCTCTTAATGCAAATCGTAAACATTTTCTTGAACCTATGCGCGATGCTAATATTACCATGGATATTATTCCTGGTAATCACGATGTTTATTTTAAGAATACTAATGAGCTATGTTCCCTTAAAGAACTCTTAGGTTATTTTACCACTAATGTTAATATCGTTATGAAGCCAACAGTGCTGAATTATGACGGATTAGATATTGCTGTGGTTCCCTGGATTAATAATAGTAACTATACCGAATACATGGACTTTATTGCAACATGTAAAGCTCCAATACTTGGTGCTCATTTGGAATTAAAAGGCTTTGAAATGATGGCTGGAATTCCAAACCCACATGGTATGGACCACGCTGATACTTTTTCTAGGTTTGAGATGGTTCTATCAGGACACTTCCATACTAAATCAAGTAGAGAAAATGTTCACTACCTAGGTTCGCAAATGGAATTCACATGGGCTGATGTAGATGACCCAAAATATTTCCATGTATTAGACACTGAAACAAGAGAGATTACACCTGTAAGAAATCCAATTACTATGTTTAAAAAGGTAATATATGATGATACCAAAACAGATTATAGTAAAATAGATGTAACACAATTTGCACACAAGTTCATAAAGCTAATTGTTATAAATAAAAATGACCTTTATATGTTCGACCAATTTGTGGATAGGCTACAAAGTATTGAAACATATGAGCTAAAGATTGCAGAATCTTTTGAAGAGTATTTGGGAGAAAGCGTCAGTGACGAGAAAATATCCCTTGAAGATACTACGACCCTTCTAGATTCATATGTCGATGCAGTGGAAACTGACCTGGACAAAGACCATATAAAGATTGAACTGAGAAAACTTTATACAGAGGCACAGAACCTAGAGGTAGTATGATACATTTTAAATCATGTAAGTGGGAGAACTTTCTTTCCACTGGCAGTGACGCTATTGAAATTCAATTAGATAGAACCCCATCAACATTAATCGTAGGCCAAAATGGCGCAGGTAAATCAACTTTACTTGATGCTTTATCCTTTGGTCTATTTGGAAAGCCACACAGAGACATTGGTAAAATGCAATTGGTTAACTCTATTAATAATAAGAGAACTCTTGTTGAAGTAAAGTTTACTGTAGGTGACCAAGACTTTAAAATCGTTCGTGGCATAAAACCCAATAGGTTTGAAATATGGCAGAATGGTAATATGACTAACCAAGCATCTAATATGCGTGATTATCAAAAGTACCTTGAAACAAATATTTTAAAGCTTAATCACAAATCATTCCATCAGGTTGTAGTATTAGGGAGTAGTTCTTTTATTCCATTTATGCAATTACCAGCTTGGTCAAGAAGAGCTGTGATAGAAGATTTATTGGACATTGGTATCTTCTCTAAAATGAATACACTTTTAAAAGAGCGTAATTCAGTTATTAGAGACCAGTTAACGGATATCAACCACCAAATAGATTTGGTTAATACTAAGATTGATTCACAAACTAAGTATATTAATAATCTAGAAGCTCTAAACCAAGACCAAATCGAAGGCAAAAGAGAATCAATTGAAACACATAAGAATGATATTGATGATATATTCAAAGAGTCAAAAGAGCTAGGTAAAAATCTATCAGTACTTATAACTGAAGAAGAAAAACATCATAAACAACATGTAGAGAAAATGACTGAGGTCAAATCTCTTGATAAAGGTTTAAATGATAAAATCAAAACCCTTGTAGGAGATGCTAGGTTTTATGAGGAAAATGATAACTGTCCAACTTGTGAGCAAGAGATAACTGAGGAAATAAAAGATGATAAAATATCTAAAATTAAAATATCAGCTGCTGATGTTCAAGAGGAAATGCAAGGACTTAGAAAAGAGATTAGAACAACTGAGCAAGAGGGCCGAACTATCGCAAACCATCTTAACGAACTCAGACAACGACAGCATAAAATAAATTCAAATAATGATAAAATTGCTCTCTTACAAAAGGAAATAGATAAAGTCCAAAAAGAGATTAATACACTTACTTCACAGTCTGGTGATTCTGGTCAAGCCAAAAAAGAATTATCCACTATGAGGAGAGGTAAGCAAAAATCAACTGAAAATAAATTACTGTATGTTGAAGAAAGAACTTATAACGAAGTAATAGGAGAAATGTTAAAAGATACTGGTATCAAAACCAAGGTTATCAAACAATATTTACCTGTTATGAATAAATTAATAAATCAATATTTACAGATTTTGGACTTCTTTGTAGCTTTCCATTTAGACGAAAACTTCAATGAAACCATCAGGTCACGCCATCGTGATTCATTTAACTACGCCTCATTCAGTGAAGGTGAAAAACAAAGAATCGATTTATCGTTGTTGTTTACTTGGAGGCAAATCGCCAAACTCAAGAATAGTGCAGCAACGAATCTGCTGATACTCGATGAAACCTTTGACAGTTCTTTGGACCACGATGGTATCGAAAACCTAACCAAAATTCTAACCACGCTAGAAGATGGTACTAATGTCTTTATTATATCTCATAAAGGGGAAATATTAGAGAACAAGTTTAGGTCTAAGATTGAATTCTTTAAGCAAAAGAACTTCTCCAAAATTAAGTAACAGCTGAAATCCCAGTTTTGTTACAGGCATGTTACATTTGTGTTACATTTGTGTAACAATTTCATTTATTTTCATCAAACGTGTTTACAGCACCCCCTAGATATAGTATAATGGTACCATAAATTGATAATGATAAGGAGATATTTATGACACTATTAAGAAAACACGGATTACTGGACAGAGACTTCCTAAGTGGATTGGCCCTGTTTGTATTACCAATTATCATCAAGGTGGTCGCATAATGAAACATAAAACAACACTCGCTAAATTATTAGCCAAAGAAGATATTACTGTACAATATGGTAACTATCACACAGCTTGGTTTGATATAAAAGACAGAGTTCTAGGATTACCTCAATGGAAAGATATGGGTAAAGATGTCACTGACCTTTTAATTGGTCATGAAGTCGGACACGCACTATTTACTCCATTCGAAGGTTGGCATGATAGCCCTGAAAAATTAGAGGGTTGCCCTAGGTCATATATCAATGTTATAGAAGACGCTAGAATTGAAAGACATATCAAACAGCAATACGCTGGTTTAGTCGGCCCAATGTCTAGAGGATACAAAAAATTATTCGCAGATGGTTTCTTTGGAGAAGCTGTTATTAATACTAATTGGGAAGAAATCAAATTAATTGACAAAATCAATCTAAAAGCTAAGGTCGGAAATCTAATGGATGTTCCATTCAGCGATGAAGAGATTGTATTTTATAATAGAGCAATGACTACCGAAACCTTCGGAGAAGTTACTGAATTGGTTAGAGATATACTTGCCTTTACTCAAGAAAATACACCAGAGCTTATTCAAAAGCCTGAGCCACAGCCTGAAGGAAACACTCCAGGTCAACAAGAAAAAGAAGATGGCGAAACTGGACCATCTGGTCATGATGATTACCAAGAGCCTACTGGCGAAAAACCAGAAGGTAAATCTGAAGCTCAAGGCAATGACGAAGGAGATAATTCTAACAAATCTGAAGATAACCCTACTCAAAACAACCCTGACGACGAAGGTGAAAGCCAAGGTAATGTAGAAAATCAAACACCGGTCGAAGAAGACATATCAGCCACTGATGAGGCGTTCAGAAGAAAAGAACACACTCTATTAGACAGAGACGAAAGAGGCAGACAAGTTCAAGTCGGCAATGAGCCAAGAAAAGAACTAAGAGACCAATTCGTTATTGATTATGCTACACTGGCAGCAGACAGAAAAAAGTTTGGCGATATCGAACAATATGCTAACAGAATTCCTGAGTTTAAAATGTATATGAAAGATGTTAAAAGAAATGTCAATTATGCAGTCAAGGAATTTGAAATGAGAAAAGCAGCGTACAGATATTCAAGAGCTCAAACTGCAAAAACTGGTTCAATAGATGTTAACAGATTATGGTCATATAAAACTAATGAAGATATTTTTTCAAGAGTTACTAAATTGGCTGACTCTAAAAATCATGGAATGATGATGCTGATTGATTACTCTGGTTCAATGTGTGGAACTATGGGCCAAGTTATGGACCAACTTTTACACCTTGTAACTTTCTGTAAGGCAGTTAATATTCCATTCGATGTTTACGGGTTTACTACTTCAAATAAAAACCTCGGCAGAGATGCTTATGGTTATACCGAAGATGATTATGCAGGGCCAAATCCAAGAGAAGGTGAAATTAACCACAGCGGTTTATCACTACCTCAGATTGTATCCTCTAAACTTAAAAAAGGTCAATTCGAAGAAGCTATGTTCCATATCTGGTTAAGAAAGGAACTATCAGTTTCTAGTTACTCATACGATGAGAGACAAATACTTTCTAAGTTTGAGCAATATGGTTCAACACCATTAAATGAAGCTCTAATAAACAGTCACAGAATGATTAAAGAATTCAAAAACAGAAATGCTGTTGACAAGATGAACTTGGTTATAATTTCAGATGGAGATGCAAACAGAGTTAATGTCTGTAGGTCAAAAAATATTGATTATGCAGATACTGATTCATATGGACCGACTGTTATTAATGTCGATGGACACAAAGTACTAATGGACGATAGAGGCAAAAGAGGCACTCAGTCACTTTTAGAAAATCTGCAAAAAAGATATGGTGTTAAAACCCTAGGATTCTTTATTGCTGATGGCTCATCTAACTACTGGTACAAAATATCTGACGCACAATGTAATGGCGAAGGATATGGTATGTACGATAACGAAGAGCGTAAGCCATACAACAGACAATATGCAAAACATAAATGTGTTACCTTTACCGATACTCTTGGATACAATGAGTTCTATATTGTTAAACACGGTAATGCATTGAATACAGAAGACGATGGGTTCGCGCCAGAAGATGATGCGACCAAAGGTCAAATAACTTCACAGTTTAAAAAGTACAGTAAGTCTAAAAAGAATAACAAGACTTTACTTACTAATTTTGGAAAGGCGGTGGCCTAATGTTACAGGCATGTTACAATTGTGTTACATGTATGTTACAATTTACATTATTTTCATCTAGCGTGTTTACAGACGCCCGAGAATATAGTATAATATACACATATTTAAAATAAAGATAAGGAGAAAACTATATTATGAATAACTTGAAAACCTCAACTACAATTTTACTGAAAGACTTGGCGGCAAAATACCCTGACCAAGCTCAATTCAGAAAATCAACAATTGTTGATGCTGGAAAAGCTTTAGGCTACACCGGCAAAGACTGGGACCCAATTTTAACAAAAGATAACAGAGTTAAAATTGGTACATATGACCTTGCGTCATTTATCGAACCTTTAAGAACCGAAGTGGTATCCACCTCAGTTGTTAATCCAATTCCTGCCTCTGCAGTACAGATGCAATCAATCGTTTCTGAGGAAAGAAATTTCGCTCAAAAAGATGATACATTTATTGCTTGGGGCCCATACCATGACATCGTAAAAATTGTCAAAAGTGGTATGTTTTACCCTACATACATTTCTGGTCTTTCCGGGAATGGTAAAACCTTTATGGTAGAACAGGCATGTGCTAAACTTAAAAAAGAGTTTATCAGAGTGCAAATTAATCCTGAAACTGATGAAGATGACTTGATTGGTGGATTCAGATTGATTAATGGTGAAACAGTCTTTTCAAAAGGCCCTGTTTTAAAAGCGATGGAGAACGGTGCAATATTATTGCTTGACGAAATCGATAGAGCGACAAATAAAATCATGTGCCTACAAGGTATATTAGAAGGGAAACCTGTCTTGGTTAAAAAGACTGGAGAAATTGTATCTCCGGCTCCTGGATTTAATGTTATCGCTACTGCCAATACTAAAGGCAAAGGTTCTGAAGATGGCAGATTTACTGCTGCATCAATTATTGATGAGGCATTCCTAGAAAGGTTTACTATTTCGGTTGACCAGAAGTTTGCTTCTCTTAACATTGAGAAGAAAATTGTCCTCAAGCACATGGAGAAATTTAACTCAACTGATATGGATTTCGCTGAGAAACTAGTCATGTGGGCTGACATTATCAGAAAAACATTTTATGACGATGGTGTGGACGAAGTCATTTCAACAAGAAGGCTTTGCCATATCGTTCAAACATTTTCAATCTTTTCAGATAGAGCAAAGGCAATTGACCTATGCATATCTAGGTTCGATGAAGATACCAAGGCAGCATTCCTAGACCTTTACACAAAGGTCGATGAGGACGCTTATAA